CAGCATTCCTCAAGGTCGTCTGGACCTCATTCCAGAAGGGTCTGTAATAGTAGACAAGCGTATCACTGTAGATATGCCATTTCCAGAACCATTAGTACCACTTAGACCGGAACAGAAACTAGTAGTAGATGAGGTAAATGATTCGTGCTTTATAAATGCGTTAGTTGGCTGGGGCAAAACATTCACAGCCCTACATATAGCCAGGAAACTGGGCCAGAAAACTCTTATTATTACCCATACGACAATGTTACGGGATCAGTGGGTGGAGGAAATTCAGAACTTGTTTGGCATAACTCCTGGTATTATTGGCTCGGGTCAGTTCGACCTAGACAGCACGCTGGTAGTGGGCAATGTACAGACCGTGACGAAGCATGGCCTAGCTTTAGCCAAAGAATTTGGTACCGTAATTATGGACGAAGGCCACCATACTCCAGCCACAACTTTTACCGATCTAATTGATTCTATGTACGCTAGGTACCGCATAGGTCTTAGTGGTACTATGATACGTAAAGACGGCAAGCATATTTTACTCAAAGACTACTTTGGTGACACAGTCTATAAACCACCACAATCGCATACACTAAATCCTTACGTAAAGCTTTTACGTCCAGGAATTTCATTAACACATGGAGAAGTTTGGGTTAAGAAGATTAATAATCTACTATACGATCCAGATTACCAAGAGTATATATCCGTAGTTGCTAAAACCCAGATCGCTAGAGGTCATAGCGTGCTCATAGTAGCTGATCGAGTAGAATTTCTTAATAACGTGAAGGAGCTTATTGGTGAACATTGTGTGTTGGTTACTGGCGAAACCGAGTTTGAGGCCCGGAAACGTATTGCAGAAGAAGTCGATTCAGGCGTGGTCAGATGTATTTGTGGAAGTAGACAGATCTTCTCAGAAGGCATTTCTATTAACAGGCTTAGTTGCGTCATCCTCGCCGCCCCCATTGCGAACGAAGTCCTCCTAGAACAAATTGTAGGTCGTATTATGCGTAAGCATGATGAAAAACTAGACCCAGTGGTAATAGATATTCAATTTTCTGGCTATGCCGATAAAAAGCAGAATAATTTACGTCTAGGGTTCTACCTAAATAAGGGATGGGAAGTAGAAAGCGTCTAAAAAATACACTTGCATAATCAATGCAAAAGTGGTATAATAGTAATGTTCAAGGATTATAATGGCCTTTTTCTTTAACATAGACAATTTGGAGAAGTTATCATGTGACCACCCAACTAAATTCATGTCCATTTTGCAACACTTCTATTACAAGAAGCTTCCGCACAGAAAAAAAGGACCGCATTATCCACGTACTAGTATGGTAGGAAGTAGTTTTCTACTTAACCCGGAACCACTCTTTAAAAGTAATGTTGATGTACTGTATATAATGCAGTATATTAAACTAGCTGCTAAAAGAGACTATAGTTTATATAAATATTACGGAGTTAAGTCATTACCCCTGTCCTACTTCCCAGATATTAATCTGGGAGTTATAAAAACGAACCCGTTATTAAAAATAACACCGACAGAAATATTCTTCGAATACGAAGAGCAAACAAGGAAATAAAATGGCACTAAAATTTGGTGATACTAAAGGTAAGGCAATTAAGAGCGCAGTTGATGCATATGTTTATGTAGATGGTAAAAATACCGTGCGTCTTATTGGTGGAGTACTACCCCGCTATGTATATTGGCTAAAAGGTACAAATAACAAGGATATTCCGGTTGAATGTTTAGCTTTCAGCCGTGATAAAGAGAAGTTTGATAATAAGGAAGTGGATTACGTTCCTCAGTATTATCCAGCTTTGAAGTGCCAGTGGTCTTACAGTATTAACTGTATTGATCCTAAGGATGGTAAGGTTAAGGCGCTTAATCTTAAGAAGAAACTGTTTGAACAGATTATGACAGCAGCAGAAGATTTAGGCGATCCTACTGATCCAGATACTGGATGGGACGTAGTGTTTAAGCGCGCTAAGACCGGTCCTCTGCCCTTCAATGTTGAGTACACATTAAACGTACTCCAGTGCAAGAAACGTCCTCTAACTGAAGAAGAAAGAGCAGCCGTAGCAGTTGCAGAATCAATTGATACAAAGTATGTTCGTCCTACAGCCGAAGATGTTAAGAATCTTTTAGAGAAGACTAAGGCTGGTGTAACGGAAGATGATACAACTCAAGCGGAAAAGGAAGCTGCAAACGATCTAGCACAATAACACAAATGCCCCTAATTGCAATTAAGCAGCTAGGGGCATTTTATTCTGAGGAACAGATGAAAGTATTATTTACAGCAGACTTGCATATTAAGTTAGGTCAGAAGAACGTCCCTATTAACTGGGCGATTAATCGTTATCGTCTGCTATTTGAGAGGTTAAAGCAATTTGAGGTTGATTTGTTAGTAGTGGGTGGAGACATATTTGATAGAGTTCCTACAATTAACGAACTAGAAGTATTTTTCGAGTTTATAGCGGGTATTAAGGTACCATGTATTATTTACTCAGGTAATCACGAAGCGGTAAAAAAGAACACTACATTTCTTACCAACTTAAGTTTAGTAGTAAATGAATTAAATAACCATGTTACTGTAGTAGATGACTTCTATACCTATAAGAGTATAGACTTTATTCCTTATAACAAGCTAAAAGAAGAGTGGCCAAATGACCTTAATTCCAAGATTCTCTGCACCCACGTCAGGGGAGAAATTCCACCTCATGTTAAACCAGAAATTCCGCTTGAGCAATTTGACAAGTGGGATGTGGTGCTGGCTGGCGACTTACATAGCTATGATAATAGTCAGCGTAATATCTTATATCCAGGATCCCCCATTACTACATCCTTCCACCGTAACTTGGTTGATACTGGTGTTATTATTTTGGAGACAGATACCCTTCAGCACGAATGGATCAAACTCGAACTCCCACAACTGATACGTAAAACTATTCAAGCTGATGAGGAAATGGTAGCTACAAACTACCATCATACTATCTATGAGATTGAAGGTGATATGTCACAACTTAGTGGCATGGAAAACACCGATCTTTTAGATAAGAAGGTGGTAAAACGCGAATCAGATACAGCATTAATTTTATCACCAGAACTTACCCTAGCACAAGAAGTGGAAGAATATCTTAGATATGTGCTAGGAATTAATGATACAGCTGTTGAAGCAACGTTGAAGGAATTCAACAACTATATCGGGAAGCTAGAAGATGATTAAATTAAAAACAATGGAGTGGTCGAATGTCTTTTCTTATGGTGGTAATAATTCTATTGATTTTAGCCGAGCTGACCTTACTCAATTAATTGGTAAGAACGGGCACGGCAAGAGCAGTATTGCACTAATCCTAGAAGAGGTACTTTATAATAAGAACTCTAAGAATATCAAAAAAGCAGATATACTTAACAGAAATGTTAAGGATAAATCCTATACTATTGATTTAGATTTTGATAAAGACGGAGATTATTACCATATTAAAACTGTTAGGGGTGTGACACAGACAGTAAAACTTACTAAGAATGGTAGGGATATATCGTCACATACATCTACTGGTACGTATAAGATGATCGAGGATATTATTGGCTTCGATCATAAAACGTTTACGCAGATCGTATATCAATCCAGTGCTTACAGCCTAGAGTTTCTCACTGCTACGGATTCAGCGCGTAAGAAATTTCTCATTGATTTACTAAATCTAGGAGTCTATACTAAAGCCGCGGACGTATTTAAAGCTGCTGCTAAAGAAGTATCTAACGATGCTGAGCTAATAAGTCTTAAAGTTAAGACTATTAGTGACTGGTTAGCAAAGTTTAGTAAAGAAGACCTAATAAAACGAGATACAGTTGAGGTGCCTAGTCCACCAACTGAAGAAGCTACACAACTATCTATTTTAGAAGAGCAATTTCGTAATATAGATAGCACAAATAAAAAGATAATTCAGAATAACAAGTATAAAGATATACTTAATGGTATTTCCCTAGATATGGTACCTGCCCCTAATAAAGACATAACCGCATTAAAGGTGAAATATGCAGAAATTACTAAAAAACGTCAAGCAACAGAAAAGATTATTGCTGGAACTGGCCCCGTATCTAATAGGTGCAGCCTCTGTGGGCAACCTGTGGATAATAGTCACAAACTCACACTGTTAGAAGAAGCTAAAGCCAGTATTAATCAGTATAAATTTGATGAGGAAATGGCTGGTGCAGAAATTGAATTAGCAGTCAATCAATTAGCTCAACACAATAAGTGTGTACAGAATCAGAACGAGTGGGAACGTTACCACAGTCTGATTGATCCTACTATGAGCACTGTTCTACTTGATAAAGGCGACCTAGAGACCAAAATTAAGAAGTTACAAGCCGCAATTAAAACCATTACAGCTAGTATTGCTAGTGCACAGAATACGAATAATGCCGTTACAGCACATAATACTAAAATAGATGTTATGCTTGCTCAAATGGGTAATATGCAGGAAGATCTTGCTACTCATACGGTAATGCTTAGTAAAGTTCAAGAACGTTTGGGTAACTTACAGTTACTTGTTAAAACCTTTAGTACGACAGGTTTGGTAGCGTATAAGATTGAGTGTTTAGTTAAGGATCTAGAAAAGATTACTAATGAGTATCTTCTGGATATGAGTGATGGTAGATTCCAATTATTCTTCAAAGTTAATTCATCGGATAAACTTAACGTAGTTATAAACGACAATGGACACGATATTGATATATTGGCACTTAGTAATGGAGAGCGTTCTAGAGTTAATGTCAGTACTTTACTAGCGATTCGAAAGTTAATGCAAAGTTTAAGTAACTCTAGAATTAATTTACTCATACTAGATGAAACTAT